TTTTTAACAGTACCATCGAAAGCATAAAAAGAACTTTGAGACATCCAATAAGAATTACCATTAATATCTATAGCAGCGTGTTGTCCTATAATACCACAGGATTGACCTAATTGTCTTAGACCAAAAGTAAATGGTGGACCTATAAATTGTAGAGAGTGCAAAGAAGTATCGGTCCATACAAGTATCTGACCTCTTGATCTTGTTGCTCCCACGATTCGCGATCCGTCAGCAACTCTTAGTGATCCAGCTGTATTCTCAGCCGTTGGTTGATAAGTTTCTATATCTTCTTGACTAGAGAATCTTATTAATAAATCATCTTGTGGCTCTGAACCTATTGTCGATTGAGTACCCATAAATATTAAATGTCTATCAGGAGTAGATATCAAACTTAGCCTTGAAGCTGTGGGAGTGTTAGTAATTTGAGATGCTCTTGTTGATACACCTACTGATGTGTCCCATTTAAAAGCACCACCATTTAAAACAGTTGCTATTAAATCTTCACCAAAATTATCTAATGACCATTGTCTAGCTTCTAATGTTACGTTTGATGAGGTTGAAGGTGTGCCCCATGTACCTGCTCCCCAGGTATCTGTACCCCAACCGTAAGCTGAAGTTGACAGAGAAGGACCAATGTTTATTTGATACTTCATATTGCCCGTGCCTCCGCCCGAAGCGGTAGATCCTGAAGCGGTACTTGTATGAGTTACGACATATGCGGAAGTGTTTACAATAGAAGTTACTTCAAACTCTTTGTTCATATCTAAATCATCTATTGCACTAAAACTATCAAAAGTAACAAAATCACCTTGATGAGCATCATGTGCTGTATCAGTAACAACAACTGAAGTAGTGGCATTAGTGGTAAAAGGATTTGTACGAGCTTGTGTTCTTCTTAAAGGAGTAATGTCAAATGCAGTACCCTCTTCTATTACGTATAATTTTCTGTCTGTGCCTATGGCGTTATATCTTGTGCCATCTAATGCCACCCAAGCGTGCTGATCTCTTGCCACTCCTACAAGGGTTGTAGATATAAATTTTTCCCAACCTTTTATTTTTTGTGGTAATCCTTGGAAAAATCTAACCATATCACCGTCAGTCCACTTATTTGCACCTGTGTAATCGGTGATTTCTTTATTAATACCTGGATCTGGTCTAAAATTTACTAAGGACATTTCTATAATATACTACAGTTTTACTGTTTTTCCACATCAATATTAAAAGCCATTGATATTCTTTCTTTATCAGATTCATTAATAGATACCTCGTGATTAACCATAGCAGGAAATATAATTAACATATTACTATCCAATTCTATTTTATTATTAAACTCAATAAGCTTCATAAATGGCTTAGGATCAGGCACAGTAGTATAAAAAGCAGCAGACCAATGAGAAGGATAATGAGCATGATTTATAGAATAGTCATTAGTGTTGTGTCTCATTCCCCAAGCATCAGTAACACGATATAGAAAATTATCTCTTCCATGAGAGCTCCTTAGTTTAACTATTGAATCAATGGTAAAGATTGCCTTACCAATCAAATCTGTGCATTCTTGTACATCTTGTAGAGCAGAATAAGAAGTCATATTACCTTTTACATTAGTAGATTTATTCATCTCATCTATTTCTGTTTTATCTCTGAGAGCCTTATCAAGCTTGTGCAACTCTTCTTGAGATAAATAATCTCTTACAATATAGACAGAATATAAACTATGAATTGAAAACTGTATTACTTCTAGTTTCATTTCAACTTTATCATAAAGGCTAAAACCTTTCTTTCTGCAAATGTAAAATCATGTGAAGGCGAGTGAGGTCTTTGTGAGTTGTATACAATAAGCCTGTTAGGATATGCACCTACTGTTATATCGGGATACTTATCCCAAATATTCTCAAAGAAAGCTGTTCCTCCGTCTACTGTTTGATCAAAAGGTAATACAGCCGCTAGATCACAATGAGAGTCCTGATGTATGTAGCCATATTTTGTATTGCACTTTGACTGTTGTATCTCTGTGGTTATAATTTTTCTTGCAATGGTAAAAAGTTCTATAGGAGTCTCTAATAATTGACACATAAGATCTGTAAATATTTTATTTTCATCTTCTCTTAATATATACTGATGACAAGGATAAGCCTGTAATCTATTACCATAGAATATTTCCGAAGGCTGATATGTTGCGTAAAATTTATTGTTGTTAAATATATCAAGAGTGGAATTATAAACCTCTAAAGGTAGAAATTGAGGCTTTAATAATATAGACCCTTCTTTTACAGATTTAAGCATTTTCAATAAATATGTTAATAGTCATCCTGCCATCTTCTATTGTTGAACCATAATTTTTTTTTGACATGTGTTTTATATTACCATCAAACATTACAGCTCTATTATGTATAAAACTAATGTTATCAGTAAGATTATCATTATTATCAAAAAAACATGTTCCAGAGTCTAAATTTGTTTCAGATAAAAATACCAATATTGTTTTTCCTTTATCGGTGTGTATCCAATCATCTCTATCATTTTCAAATCTAACATGACAATATACTCCTGCTGTATCGTCTAATTTTATACCAAACCTATCATAAACATTATTTACAATATTTAAATAAAAGAAAGGTGACTCTGTGCTAAGTTGTAAAGTTCTGCGTCCTGGAAAATCTACATGCTTGTCATCAAATCCCATAAGATTTTTATAATTTAATGACTCATGAAACGTAAGCTGTTTCGCAAATAAATAGTAGTCTCTACTATATATACTAAAAAAATTATCTATTATTTGAATCATCTACTTTTGTTACTAAAGTACCTACATGTCCCTTGAATGCTCTGTTTCCAAAATGAGTTAATGGACTTGCTAAATCTGCCCAAATTTCTCCACCAAGTTGTTGCCACAATCTTGAAAAGTAATAATCCTCTGATAAATATCTTTTTTGATCCAAAGTTTCATAAGGACCAACTGCAAACAAATCGTAACAATTATCTGATTTATAGTAGCCACCATTGACAATTTGATCAGATTCATATTTTCTTTCAGGGTAAGCTTTCATCATTTTTCTTAAAACCTCTCTTTTAATTAACATCATTCCTGTAGCGGCTTCTTGTACTTTGAAAAATCCATTTTCTCCTTTTAATTCTTTAGGGTTATCAAAGTTAATATTATATCCTAATATTCTAGCCTCTAATTCATCAGGAGATATATCAGGATTTTCTTGAATATATTTATTAGCTTTTTCTAAATGTAAATGTTTTCTAGGATATACTCCACAGGCAATGTCTTTATCAGCGCAAATTAATCTTTCAACGTTTTGCCAACTAAAACCAATGTCTGCATCTATAAAAAGTAAATGAGTCGCAACATAATCTTGAGCATCCATCATCATTGACACAATCGTGTTTCTTGCTCTAGTTATTAAACTTTCATTACCCATGGTCTGTATTCTCATTTCAACATTTTTTTGTTTTGACAACGACCATTGTTGTAAATCCAATAAACCATGTAATGTAGTTTCAGATAACATTCCTCCATACATAGGCATTCCTAAAAATAACTTAAAATTCTTATCTTTTATTTCTTCAGGTTTAATCATATTCTTTTTTACTCCATATATTGTTTTTCTAATAAAGAAAAGTGTTTACTGTAAAACTTTATTTTTTGCCTAATACGAAACAACTTGGTAAACCTAAAAATTCTCTTCCATCAAATGGCGGCTCTTTATGATCAGCTCTGTTATAATGAAGAAATACTTGTGTACATCTGTCTCCCTCTAAAGGTTCTCTCCAATGTTCGAGTAAATTTCCTTTATATATTAACATGTCACCAGGACCTAAATCTACTTTAAGACCCTTACTATTTTCAGATATGTATTTTCCATTTTCTTCTATACCTTTTTTATCATCAGGCTCCAAAAAAATAGGCCATGGATCTCCTCCCAAATTAAGGGTAGTAGATATTTCACATGCAAATCTGTCTTTATGTCTTGGTAATTTTTGACCTTTTAAATATACACGTGCATAAGAATTATTAGATATTAATTTAATACCTGTTTCTTTTTCCATTAAAGGATGTAAGGCATTAAGTAAAACTTCCATAGCTATATCTGAATAAGAAGAAAAAGCACCAGGAACTTGATGGTCATCAAATACTCCATAGTTTTCTTCAAAAGGAGAAATCATATTTGCTTCAAAAAGTTTTGCTGTAACCTTCATTTTCATATTAAAATATTCATTCACAAAACTAGCTATCTCTTCGCTAATAGCTTTTTTTATTATAACGTAATTTTCTTGTTCAAATGTTGTCATTCAAATTCCTTTCCTCTAAACCATGTCACTAAAGAATATCTAGTACCTTGAGTAACTTTTTTTACTTGATGCCACATATGACTAGGAAAAATAATTACTGTTCCTTGATTGAACCATTGTTCTTCACTATGTATTTTATCTTCTAACTTTCTGATAGGAGACATTTGTGGATCACATATTTCTAGTTGTCCTCCTTCATACTCAGAAGGATTAGTTAATGTGCAAACTAAAGATAGTTTTCTTTGTAAACCATCTCCAACATTATCAGGTCCACAATCTTGATGCCAACCATAAAAATGACCTTTTCTATATTTTGTAAATTGATATTGTTCAGACATATTAACATCAAAATCCCAATTCGCAGATTTATTTGCGTTCATAGCAAAATCCCAAAACCAAATATTAAGCCATCTTAGTTGTGGAATCCAAGCTATTCTAGATTCTCTGATTTGAGCTAATTTGTTTTTATCTTCCTCAGTGCCTTCACTTGTATCAGATGTAACACCTGCGTTTTCTTTTAAAGAATTACCATAATTAATTATTTGCTGACACACTTTTGGATTAAGTGCTTTATCATAAAACCAATAATTATTTTTTAAAAACACTAGGAAGGTTGAACAGGCCACACTGTGTCTGTGCCATCCAAGGTTACAGTAAATGTTGTGTGACTTGCAGGAAAATCTCTTAGTTCCTGCCTATATGTAGCCCATTCTGCTTTCTTTGAATCTGTTAAAGGTGAGTTAGGTAATTGTGTCCAATCAGAAGATGTTAATGCTAAATCTCTAGCTTCTCTTAAAGCATCAATACCGTAAGTATATGAATCAGCGACATCACCATTTTGAAACCACCAACCCTGTACGACATTGTCGTTCGATGTTTCATACCAACCTATTACTGAGGTATCAGAAACTTCTACTACCTTAATATCATTGATCTTATACCACTTAGCCATTATGTATAATACTCCGAATATCTAAACATTCCTGCTGCACCAGACTGACCTGTACCTCTACCACCTGGTCTACCAATACCGCCTGCTCCTACTGTCACTGAAAGTGTACCACCTCTTGTGAAAGGTCCTGTGATATCGCTAAAGGCTCCGCCTGCTCCTCCGCCTGCGCCATGTTCACCACTTCCTGGAGACCCCTGTCCGCCACTTCCTAAGCCAAAAGGATTTGTACCACCTGCTCCTCCTGAACCTAATTTTCCTGGAGTGCCAGTTCCGCCTGCTGCACCACCGAGCATTCCGCCCCCCGCTCCTCCGGCTCCGCCATTAGATCCTGGATTTGGATACCCTGCTGCACCTTGTGTTCCACCTGCACCTGTCAAACCTAAACCTGTAGTTGTTGCACCTGGTTGTCCTTGGCCTTGACCAAATCCGTGTCCACCACAGCCACCTGACCCGCCTCCACCAACTGCAATTCCGATAGCAAATAAAGTATCTGCTCTAGTTGTAATAGTACCTGAACTTGTCAATTGTGTAGCTGTTGTAACATTACCAATTGCTCCGCCTCCTGCATCAGCATACTCAAGTGCTGCACCTGGTGCGTTTACTTGAATAATTTGTCCCGCAGAACCAAGACTTGTTAGTCCTGTTCCACCTTTAGTTGTAGGTACAGTATCAAGACGATCATTACTTAATGTTCCTGAGGCTAAATTTGATGCGTCTAAATTTGTTAAATTTGCTCCACTGACTGCAGGTAATGTTGCAGGAAATCTTGCGTCAGCTAAA